GATTCTCGATCCAGCGTCTCATCGAGAAGTACGCCGAATATGACCAGGTTGGGATCAAGCTGAGGCAGCGGACCGATGCTGCTCCGACGCTGAAAGATCCGTTCCGCATCCTGGTCGCTGACTGAGGGAGGAGAACGATGAAACAAGATCTACTGAATAATCTGTTCGTCGGTCAGTCTCACTCCCCGGCGGCAGTTACGGCGGACGCCGCTGGTTCTGAGGTAGATATCCAGAACTATTCCGGCGTGATGGTGGCGATCAACTGCGGGCTGTGGACGGATGGAACATTCACGTTCGCGCTCCAGGAGAGTGACACATCGGGCAGCGGATTCGCGGATGTTGCCGATGCGGATATCGAAGGGACTGAGCCAGTAGTTGACGCCGGCACCGAGGACGAGCAGATCTATGAGTTCGGATACAAAGGCAAGAAGCGTTATCTCCGAGTAAACTGTGTCGTGACGGGATCTCCGTCGACCGGCATGGTATTCGGTTCGGAGATTATCTGCGGACGCGGCCGGTATTCCGGGGCTCACCAGCTCGCGTAGAGCTGAGATCTGAGAGTCTGACAATAGATCGGACGGAGGAGGCGCCGTCTCCCCTGGCGGACCTCCTCCGCCCGCTCATAACTAGGAGGATGAGATGGCGAGAAAGATGCTAATCGCCGATCGGTCGTTCCCGATCCGTGTGAACCGGGGCGATCGGTTTGAGTGTCCCGAGGGGCGGGCGTTGATACTCACTAAGAGCGGCGCCGCTCACTACGAGGACGAGGCTGACGTGCCGGTCGAGGAGCCGGAAGCTGCTCCGGTAGTAGAGGATGCTCCCAAGCCGGCCAAGACGTCGACTAAGAAGCCGACTAAGAAGTCAGCCTCCAGGAGCAAGGAGTAAGGGATGGCGCGCACAGAGATCACACCTCAGACGGTAGTCGTCGCCGGGGTCGATCCGACTCACGTCGCCGCGATCGCCGACGGCCACAAAGCCCGGAACTCGGGCAAGCTCGTCTTGTGGGTTGAGAACGGCAGCGGCGCGTCGATCGACGTCACGATCCAGACGCCGCTCCAGCAAGAGGGTCTCGATGTCGCTGAGCGAGTCGTAGCGGTCCCGGCCACAGATCAGAAAGTAATCGGCCCATTCAATCCGAGGCTCTACAATCGGAACGATGGCACGGCTGATGCCCGGATGATCTATTGGGATTATTCGGCGACGACGAGCGTCACGGTAGCGGTTCTGAGACTTCCATAAGGAGGGGCCGGCATGAATCCGGAGGTCGTAACGGCGCCGGCGGCTGAGCCTTTTCTCCGGGGAGAAGTCAAGACCTGGCTCGGTGTCGATATCGAAGATTATGACTACATGATCGACGATATGATCGTCACCGTTCGAGAGGCGATGGAGGAGTTTCTCGGTCGCGCTCTGATCACTCAGACGCTCCGATATATCGCCGATAATCCCGGCAGCGCAAAGGCTGTCATTCTGCCGAAGCAACCGATCCAGAGTGTCGCGAAGGTTGAATATGAGGAGCTCACCAGTCCCGGAACGTGGACGGAGTTCGTCTCAACGACCTATAACATAGACACTCAACTCGCGGAGCTGAGGCGAGCTGCCGGCTGGATCGGAGATCGGCTGAGGATCGAGTATGACGCCGGATATGGTGATCCGCCCGACGTGCCGAGGGCGATCAAAACGGGGATGCTCGCTCACCTGACAACGCTGTTTGAGAACCGGGAGAGCTATGTCACCGGGACGATCGTCGCCGAGATCCCGCTGGCGGAGCAGAGACTCCTCAGGCCATACCGAGTGATCTTCGGATTCTGAGATGACGGCTCGGCCTGGACAGCGGACGAAGCGAGTGAGGTTCACTAAGCCGGTTAAGATCCCGGATGGACAAGGCGGATATGAGGTCACAGAGCCGGAGGATTCTCGATCGCTGGTCGCTACTTTATGGGCTCGCGTGGAGCCGCTCTCAGGCCGGGAGCTGGCTCGATATCAGACCGTTTACTCTCAGGTCTCTACGAAGATCAACATCCGTTACCATCCGAACGTCGATGCAAAGTGTACCGGCTGGATCGGATCTCGCGAGTTCGGAATCGAGGCCGTGATCAATGTCGAGGAAGCAAACAAGGAGATGGATGTCCTAGCATACGAGAGGTCGTGATGAGTGGGAGCTGGTTCCGGCTGGACGAGTTCGTCCGCCGGATGTCTGGAGTCCAGCGGCAGAATCTCTACAACGCCGCGAGGGTATGGCATGGCGGCATCCAGAAGCAGCTCAAGGGACCGCGAACGGGGCGCGAGTATCCGGTCCCTGGAACTCGCCGGACATACATCGCCTCAGCTCCAGGGGAGCCGCCGGCCCGCAGACTCGGCACTCTGGCCGCTTCCTATCGCTACCGCGTGGCGCGCGATGAGCGGTCGAGACTGGTCGGAGAGACGGGAACGCCGGAGGAGTACGGGCTGGCTCTGGAAAAAGGCACGGAGAACATGGAGCCGCGCGAGCACGTCAAGCCGGCGTTCGATGAGAACCGGAAAGCGATCCTCAACGAGCTCACGAGGAGGTTCGACTGATGAGCGTCGAAAAGGGAGTCTATGATCGTCTGTGCAGCCGGTCGAGCCTGACTGAGCTCCTATCGACGGAGCCGGAGGCGGGACTGCCGGCGATCTATACGACCTGGGGAGAGAGAGGCCGATCAAAACCTTACGTCGTCCTTCGGTCGGAGTTCATATCCCAGGCGGATCAGATCGCTAAGATGGTTCGACTGACGGCTGATATATTCACCGCCGGCCAGAGCTCAGCTCCGGCCAAGCGGATCGCTCGTGAGATTATCGAGGAGTTGATATTGACAGATCCGGTCGCCGCTGAGGAGGCCGGAGATCCCGGCGTCCGCTTCCTATTGGGAAGCGACGGGGAGGCGCCGACGGATTCTCCTGAGGAGATACACTGGACCGTTGAGCTGATCGGGCGGTTCGGTGCCAAACAGTTCGCCGATCAGCTTTCATAGAGGAGGACGATAGTGACTCAGCATGGCATCACTTCAAACACTGTCGAGCGATTCCTGCTCGATGAGGGTGCCGTTTACCTGGACTATGGGGAGGGAACTGAGCAGCTCTTAGGGGCGACCAGGGGAGGCAACCGCTTCGAGATCGAGCAGGACATCCGGGAGATGCCAGTGGCCGGAGCGAAGGGACCAGTCAAGGGCGGGAGGCGGGTGATCCGAGCAGTCGCGCGGATCGTCGCCAACATGGTCGAGCTCACGACGGACTCTCTGATTCAAGCTCTACCTGGCGCGGATTCATCTTCAATCACGAGTTACGACTCGATTGAGAGGGATCGCGAGATAGCATTGACTGACTACCTGGTCAACGTCGCTATCCTGGGAACGGTCTCCGGCTCTGCGAATCCGGCGATCTTCCTTATCACCTTGCCGATCGGAGCGGGCAATCTCACGCTCGGGTTGACCTGGGGAGATGAGGCCGTCCAGGAACTCACGTTCGAGGCGTCTTATGATCCGGCTGCTCTCGATACCGAGCCCTGGGAGATCCGCTGGCCGGATGACGTCTGATCCTAAGCAATAGGAGGTAGATCATGGAGGAGGCAGCACTCCAGAAAGAGGCGCCACGATCGTTTGAGGAGCTGGAGCTCAGATCTCTCCGGACGCGGGACTTCCGGACTCTCGTCCGGATAATGTCTCACGTCACGGACGATCTCCAGCCGCGCATCGTGGACATTCTTAAACGTCAAGAAGTCGAGGGCGATGAGAGGTCGATGCTTCTCGGGATCGCGGTGTTCGAGTCCATGTTCCGAGAGGCGGCTGAGGAGATAACGAACTGGCTCGCGGATATGGCGAATCTCAGTCCGGAGCAGTTCGACGAGATGCCGTTTGATGCACCGATCAAGCTGGCGGATCGAATCCTCCAGCAAGAGAGGGAGCACTTCCCGGCTTTTTTCGACAGCTTCTCGGCCCTGATGAACACGGCGACGGGTCTCGTCCGAGAGTCCGCTTCGATCGCTGGCGCGATCAGATCCAGTCTCGATACGGATGGACCGACGACGAACTCGACGGAATCGGAGCCGGGCGATTCCTAGATCTCATCCGGCTCCTCCGGAGAATCCGAAAGGAGGAGCAGGAGTGGGAGCTGGAGCTGACAGCGTTCATCGCCTGGCAGCTCGGCGCCGGCCAGAAAAAGACGTTTGAGAACTACCTCCTCCAGCTAGGGCTCAGGAGTAAGGAGCCGATCTCTCCTGAGCTCCGTAAGCTCCAGGCGGATAGAGCGATCGCCTGGGCCGAGAGGATCAAGGCGGCAGACCAGCGGGGGAGGCCGAACTAGATGGCGTTCGAGATATTCCGCCTCTCGGGGCGGATCGACTACCAGGGAAGCGAACAAGTCGTCTCTGGACTCCGGCGGACAAAGCGGGAGTTCACGTCTGCCGAGCGGCAGCTCGTCACGTTCGGCAACGTCGCGCGGCGTGTCGGCACCCGCGTCGGTACGGTATTCCGGCGCCTGGGCCGAGCTGCGTTCTCTCTCCAGGGCGCGCTCGTCGGAGTCGGTCTCAGTCTCGGGGTCAAGACATTCATCGACGCCGCCAGTGCCTCCGAGCAATTCCGCGTTCGACTGCGCCAGCTTCTCGGCGACGTAGAGGAAGCGAACAAGCTGTTTGCCTCTATGGAGGAGCTCGCCAGCCTAGTTCCCTTCCAATATCGCGAGATCATGGAGTCCGCGACCGCCCTCTCCGGCGTGATGAGAGACGGGCGAGAGGAGATCGAGGGATGGATGCCGATCATCCTGGATCTCGCGGCCGCCAGCGGTCTCACCGTCGAGGAAACGACTTCTCAGATTATCAAGATGTATTCCGCCGGCGCTGCCGCTGCCGATATGTTCCGCGAGCGCGGCATTCTGGCGATGTTGGGATTCCAGGCGGGAGTCTCATATACAGCCGAGGAGACTCGGGACCGGAAGTCGAAGCCTGGGAGGACGTCGACTCGAAGTTCCGAGGCACGACCGACGCTCTGGCCGAGACCTGGGAGGGCAAGCTCTCGATGATGGGAGACGCCTGGTTCCGGTTCCGGAACGAGGTCGCGGCTGCCGGGTTGTTCGACACTGTCAAGGCGATGCTCGATGGTCTCCTGGAGACGATCGACGAGATGAGGGAGACCGGCAAGCTCCAGGAGTTCGCCGAGGATGTCAGTGCCATCATCGTCGGGGCGCTCGGGGCGATCGGCGACATAATCACCTTCACCGGCAGAGCTATCAACTACATCCAGAGCAATCCTCTCGTCGCTGAGTTCGGACTGATAGGCTATGTCTTTTTCGGCGCAAAGGGGCTCGCGCTGTTTGCCCTCCTGGGCGCCGGCATCGAAAACATCTTCGAGGATATAGTCGGCGGATCTGACGCGCTCAAGATCGTCACGCGCGAGATGGCGGCGATGGCGGACTCGGCAACGATCCTCCGCACACGCCTCAGAAACTTCCGCGCGACTATGGCTGAGCTGGAGGAAGATAACAAGACTCACACTAAGCAATACAAGAGACTTGCCGAGGGAGTGGCCGAGGCCGACGAGGAGCTCGCGGACCTGGAGGAGCAGCTCCGTCGGGCAGAAAAGGCGCGTCAACTATTCGATCTCAGAGAGACCGAGGCCGCTGCCGGCGGTGCCGGCGATGGATTCATCAAGCTCGGAGATCTGATCCAGAGAGCCATCGACCGCGCTCTCGCTCTCAAGGGCATACTGGAGGAGCCGGCGGCTCCTCCTCCGCCGACAGAGCCTCCCTATCCGGAGATCCCCGTCGAGGCCGTTTACGATGAATGGATGCCGGAGGATGTTCCGTCGTTCTGGCAACGGGTGTTCGCTCAGATCGGAGAGGGACTCAAGAATACGACCGAGCTTGGCGAGGCGACGGCTCATATCATGGTCGATGCTTATCGCGACTTTGGCGGCGCGGTCGAGGATGGATTCAAGCGGATGGTGGAGGGGAGCCAGGCGTTCGGTCGATCGTTCGTTGCCTCCTTCCTGGGAGCCATCGGCACAGTCGCGAGAGCACTTGGCCGATTATTCCTGGAGCAAGCTGCCGGCGCGATCGGAGGATTCCTGATGGGTACGAGCCCGGCGGGATTGGCAGCGGCGGCCAAACTTACAGCGGCAGCGGTCGCGCTGTTTGCCCN